TACAATCCTTCACCAAATGCAGAAGCTGGAGCATCAGGTGGTGGTGGCGGAAGTTTAGCAGGTAGCCCAATGCCAGGAGCTTCAGGTAATACACCTCCTGTAGCACCTCCTCAAGGAAATGACGGAGGAAACGGTACGTGTTATGGACCAGGTGGAACTACTAACCACAGACAAGGTGGTGGTGGAGGCGGTGGTGGTGGTGCCGGTCAAGGTACAACTACTGGACTTTATGGTGGTGATGGTGGAGTAGGATCTTTTGTTCAAGATGGTTTTATAGGTCCGACTGCTCCAAGTTATGGAACACCAGGACCAGTTTCATCTAAAAGATATTTTTCAGGTGGTGGCGGTGGTGGATTATATGGTGGACCAGGACCAGGTGGTGATGGTGGATCCGGCGGTGGTGGTGGCGGTGGATATCAATTTGCTTTTAATGGCACTGTAAATACTGGTGGTGGCGGTGGTGGTGGAATAGGACACCCAGCACCTACAGGACCAGGCGGCCCTTCAGGAGTTGGTGGTTCAGGCGTAGTTATGATAAGATATAGGTTTCAATAATGAGTACAATTAAAGTAAATAAAATAGAAAAAAGATCAGGAAGCACACTTACATTAGGTGGTCCTGGCACAGCAGTAACTTTGGCTTGTGGTGCCACACAAACAGGTTTCGGAAGAACCGGAACAGTTAATTGGTGTACAACTGCAAAAACTGGACCTTTAACTGTAGAAAGTGGAAAAGGTTATTTTATTAATACGACTAGTGGTGAGATTACAGTAACATTACCGTCTTCTCCATCAGCTGGAGACATCGTAGCTCTTAAAGATTATGCAAGCACTTGGCAAACTAATAATGTAGTAGTAGGAAGAAATGGATCAAAAATTAATGGTTCATGTCATGATGCAACTTTAGTTACAGAAGCTCAGTCAGTAACTCTTATTTATGTAGATGGTACAAAAGGTTGGCAAGACGTCAACGACTCAACTGCAGATATTACAGGATCACCTAATTTTGTAAATGCAACAGGTGGAACTGTTTTAACTGTTGGAAATTTTAAAACACACGTTTTTACAGGCAGTGGAACCTTTGAAGTAATAGGAGGAGGTAAACCCTCTGGATCTACTAAAGTAGACTATTTTGTTGTAGCTGGAGGTGGTGGTGGAGGAGCAGCTGCTTATTCAGGTGGTGGAGGCGCTGGTGGATTTAGATTATCAAATTGTGCTGGCTGTTTAGCAGCACCAACTATGTCTCCTTTAGTTAATGCATGCGGAGCAATTACAGCATCAGTAGGATCTTTTCCAATTACAATAGGTGCAGGTGGAACTAAATCACCAACTGGGCCTGTAGCAGCAACGGCAGGTTCTAGTTCAACTTTTTCAACAATAACTTCAGCAGGTGGTGGTAGAGGATTTTCATCAAGAACTACTCCAGGATCTGGTGCAACAGATCCTTTAACTGCAGGAGGTTCAGGTGGTGGTAGTGATTCTGATAGTCCAGGTCCAAGCCCTAATAGAGGAACTGGTAATAGTCCTCCAGTTGCTCCTCCACAAGGAAATAATGGAGGAGATTCAGGTCCAGGTTCTCCTTGGGCATCAGGTGGAGGTGGTGCTGGTGGTGGTGGAAGTCCAGGTGCACCAGGTTCAGGTGGAATTGGTAGTTTTATAAGTGATTCATTTTTAGGTCCAACAGCTCCAAGTTATGGAACTCCAGGACCAGCTTCAAGCGTTAGATATTTTGCTGGTGGCGGAGGAGGTGGTCAAAACGCTAACTATCCTTTTCCTGGTACAGTAGCAGCAGGTGGAGCTGGTGGTGGTGGAACAGGAGGAGTGCCTGGTTTTACAGGAGCACCCCCAAATCCAGCAGCCCCAGCTGGTATAAATGGCGGAGACGGAACAGTTAACACTGGTGGTGGTGGCGGAGGTGGAGGTTATAACTCTTCACCAAATAACCAATCTGGAGGTGGCGGATCTGGTGTAGTAATGATAAGGTATAAATTTCAGTAGTTGAATGATAATTAAAAATAATATATAAGGAGAACATTATGGCACATTACGCAAAACTAGGAATAAACAGTAAAGTTATATCAGTGCAAGTTGTGGCTGACAAAGATTGTCAGAACGCAGATGGTATTGAAGATGAAGAAGTAGGTAGACAGTTTTTGGAGCAAATCCATCACTGGCCTCTATGGAAAAAAACATCTTATAATACTTACAATAATAAACACACTTCAGGTGATAACTCTAAAGCATTTAGAGGTAATTATGCTGGTATAGGTATGATTTATGATGAGGACAATGATATGTTCTTACCAAAAAAACCTTATTCTAGTTGGGTTCTAAATACGGCAGAAGCAAGATGGCAGTCACCAGTAGGTGATGCACCAGCATTATCTGAAGAAGAAGCTATTACTCATGTATATGAGTGGAATGAATCTACAGGTGCTTGGGATAAAGTCGCTATAGAAGCACCCGCTGAATAATCTACTTGACATTATTATTAGAGTTAATTACATACCTAGGTAGGTATGCAAAAGAAAGTATTAACAGAAGTTGATCTTTATTACGGTGAAGTTAAAACACCTAAAGGTTTTGAGATAGATAGAAATGCTATTAAACATAGTATTGTAAAATCTTGGATTACAGCTAAAAGAAAATCAAATAACGAAAAATCCTACGCATATAGAGATTATGAAGTAGAATTTTCTCAACCCTTACAATGGTTTCAAGATTATATAAGAGATCATTATAATGGTGACTTTAGTAAAAATTTAATACCTAAAAATATATTTGGTAATATATATAAAGAAAATGAAAGCTCCCCTACAAGACATCACCTTGAAGCTGTAGATTTAAGACACTCACCAGATTACACATTAATATATTCTATAGACGTAGAAAAAGGTTCTTCTGAAGTGGTTATAGAATATGATGATAATAGAAGAGCTGGTAGAACTTGGCATGTTCCGTTAGAAAATAATCATTTTGTTATGTTTCCTGCGTCACAAAAATATATGATATCTCCTAATACTTCTAATAAAACTAATATAATTTTAACTATAACATATGAATATATCTAATTATTATTACTACTTTGTATCTGCTGTTCCAGAAAGAATCTGTGATGACATTGTTAAATACGGATACGCTTCAAAAGACAGACAACAACAAGCCATTACAGGTGGTTATGGTAGAGATAGGGATTTAACAAAACAACCATTAGAAGATAAAGAATTAAAAGATATTAAGAAAAAAAGAGATTCTAATATTATTTGGATGAATGATCCTTGGATATACAGAGAATTACATCCGTATATACACGAAGCAAATAAACAAGCGGGTTGGAACTATGAATGGGATCATTCAGAATCTTGTCAATTTACAATTTATGGAAAAGGTCAATATTATGGTTGGCATTGTGATAGTTGGGATAAACCCTACGCAACTCAAGATCAGACAAATGGAAAAATTAGAAAATTATCTGTTACATTATCATTATCAGATCCAAAAGATTATAAAGGTGGAGAATTAGAATTTGATCTTAGAAATGAAGATCCTGATAAAACTAAAAAAAATATTCATACATGTACACAAATATTACCAAAAGGCTCTTTGGTTGTATTTCCATCGTGGGTATGGCATAGAGTCAAACCAGTAACCAAAGGAGTAAGGCATAGTTTAGTGATATGGAATCTAGGCTGGCCATTTAAATAATATGAAAAATATAAAACAAGGAGCGAGTGGAAGTAACCTTCAAAAACCTAAAGGACATGTAGATTTTAAATCTTCATTTTACTTTCATACACCAGTATGGTTTGCGGAAGCCCCAATGTTTCTTAAACCTACAATAAAAGTAACGGACAAATATATTAAAAAAGCAGAAAAAAATTTAAGAGATAAATTAAAAAAAGAACCACAATGGAAAAAAGATATAGGCACATTTGGTTTGTCTTATCATAGTGAAAGTTTTCCTAATGATCCTAAAGTTAAAGATTTAGTTCAATTTATAGGACAACGATCTTATGAGTTTTTAGATTGGCAAGGATTTAATTTAGAAAACCATAGTTTACATTTCACAGAATTTTGGGTGCAAGAGTTTAGTGAAAAAGGTGGTGGACACCATTCAACTCACATGCATTGGAATCAACATGTATCAGGATTTTATTTTTTAAAATGTAGTGAGAAAACATCTTTTCCAATTTTTCATGATCCAAGAATGGGTGCAATGATGACAAAGCTACCTCTTAAAAATCAAGAACAAATTACAATGGGAAGTGATCAAGTTCACTACAAACCTAAACCAGGTACAATGATTATTTTTCCAGGTTATGTCCCTCATGAATTTGCAGTTGATGCAGGAATAGAACCTTTTAGATTTATACATTGGAATATTAAAGTTGTTGAAACATCAATATCAAAAGAAAGGAGTATTAAAAATGAGCTTTCAAAAAAATAAATATGTTGTAATTAAAGAAGCAGTTCCAAAACAAATAGCTGAATTTGTTTACAATTATTTTTTAATGAAAAGACAAGTTGCAAAAACTTTGTTTGATTCTAGATACATATCTCAATTTTCAAATGAGTGGGGAACGTGGGCGGATGACCAAGTTCCAAATACCTATTCTCATTATGCAGATGTAGCTATGGAAACTTTACTGATAAGAACTTTACCAGTAATGGAAAAGTATACAAAATTAAAACTTAACCCGACTTATTCTTACGCAAGAATATATAAATGTGGTGATGTGTTAGCAAGACACAAAGACAGACTAAGCTGTGAAATATCTACTACATTAAATCTTGGGGGAGATCCATGGCCAATTTATTTAGAACCAAAAAAGAATGTGGGGATACCTGATGGTAAAAAAATAACTGTAGCTAGTAATAACAAAGGTGTTAGAGTTAATTTAAAACCTGGAGATATGCTAGTTTATAGAGGACAAGAATTAGAACATTGGAGAGAAGAATTCCAAGGTGATAATTGTGCACAGGTTTTTCTACACTATAACGATAAAAAGAACAAAGAAGCCGACACAAATTTATATGATAAACGTATACATTTAGGACTTCCCTCTTGGTTCAAAAAGTAATATAGTCCTTAGATGGAGGCAGTGACTCCACCACATACCTCACTGTCTCCTTTTAAGGATTTATATGAGTTTAGGATTTGACGCAATATCGGCATTACCATTCGCTACATCAGGACCAGATACTGATGTAATAGTATCAACTACAGGTAACGGACTAACTATCACAATTGGTAGCGTTGGTATCATAGCAGATGCTGTCAATAATAACGTAACAGGAAATGCATTAACTTTAGGTCTTGGTACCCTTACTATTACCGGTGACTCTAATTTTCAAGTTACAGGAAACCCTACAACACTAGGTATAGGCTCATTTACAGTAACAGCAGACGCTAATGCTCCAGTTACAGGAAACGCATTGACGTTAGCGACTGGAAATGTTACTATAACTGGAACGGCACTTGTACAACCTACTGGTTCATCAGTAACATTGGCTACAAATGACGCTGGTATAATTACGTGGAATGAAATCATTCCAGGAGCAAATATGGTTTGGACACCGATAGATCCAAGTTAAAATTATGGCATCAACATTTTCAACAGATTTAAAATTAGAATTAGTAGCAACAGGAGAAAAAGCAGGTCTCTGGGGTACTATTACAAATACCAATTTACAAATATTAGAACAAAGCGCTAGTGGTTATTTAGATTTAAGTATGGCTAGTGGTAGCGTAACTTTACTTTTATCTGATGGTGCATCTTCTAATGGTAAAAACTTTTATTTAAAACTATCAGGTAATTTATCTACTAACACAACTTTAACTATGCCTTCTGGCTCTGAAAGAGTTTGGGTAATTAGTGATGAAACTAATAGAACATCATCTAAATATACTTTAAGTGTAACAACAGCTAGTGGTACAGCTCAACCAGTTCCAGTTGGTGCTACTCTTTTATGTGTATCAGATGGTACAAATACAGTTACAAGAATTATTCAAAAAGGATATTACTCAATAGATTCTTCATCTATTACAGCATACACAGCTGTAGCAGGTGATCAAATTTTAGTTAATACAACCTCTAACCCAGTTACCATAACATTACCAGCTTCACCATCTACTGGTGATGAAGTTTTTATTTTAGATGCTAGAGGAACGTTTGCAGCTAATAATGTAACAGTAGGTAGAAATGGTCAACCTATTATGAGTAATGGATCTGACTTAACTTTATCTACAAGCGGTCAAACTGTAAATTTAGTATATGTAGACAGTACTAGAGGCTGGGCTTATAGAGAAGCCTACTTATAGGAGCTAACTGATGGCTCTTCAGCAAATTAAATTCGCTCCAGGAATAGATAGACAAGACACCTCAGTAGGTGCTGTTGGTCGTTGGACAGATTCAGACTTATCTAGATTTAGATATGGACTACCAGAAAAAATAGGTGGTTGGCAATCTCTTATTACAGACACAATCGTTGGTGTGGTAAGAAAAGAATTTGCATTCGTAGATTTAAATGGAAATAGATACGTAGCACTAGGAACTGATAAATTTTTATTAGTATATTTTGAAGGTCAACTATTTGATATTACACCTTTGAAAGCTGATATTACTGGTGCAACACTTTCAACAAATTCTACTACAACTGTTACTATAACAACTTCAGCTGCTCACGGAATAAACGTGGGTGATATAGTTTTATTTGATAGTGTAACTTTACCAGGCGGTACAGGTTATTCTGCATCAGACTTTGAAGATAAAAAGTTTCAAGTTATTACTGTTCCAACTCCAACTACGTTTACAGTTACAATGGGATCAGCTGCAACCGGTACAGTAGGTGCTGGTGGTAGTATAACTTTAAAACCTTATGAACCTGTTGGTCCGAACGCACAATCTTATGGTTATGGATTTGGTATTGGAAATTATGGTGGTACAATTACAGGTGCTTTACAAAACGATTTAGACGGAGCGTTGAGCGCGGATACACAAGGTAACAATGGATCAGCCACACAAATTAGATTAACATCGACAACAGGTTTTCCAGATCCAACAGGTACAATAGCTGTTGGTAATGAATTAATAACTTACACAGGTGTTGCAGGTAATGA